TCTGTGCCTCTCCTACTGCCTCCGCCGCCCGTGGCCCAGGCGTTTATAGCCGCGAGTAAGGCCCTTTGGGGGTTTCGTTTTATCTCTTTTAGCTTTCCAAATACTTTTGCACCTTTTTTAGTAGAAGATAGTGTAAAAACAAAATCGTCTGCCATATTTCGTGATTTATCGAAGTCGACAACCCAAGTATTTGTACCCAACGCAACTTTCTTTAAATCGCTCAAGTACGCAGCTAGAAACGGCCTTACTTCTTTTTTAATTATTTTGCCTAGTGCGTCTGTATCTGCGCCGGATGCTTTAAACTCTGATATAGAAGTATAACCTTCTCTTCGTGTCATCTCTTCCCAAGCTTGAAGTTCTACGTCTGCTGCATTCATAGTAACTGCATGGGGCATTATATTTGCAAATTCTTTTCGCCAAACATCTGCATCTTTTTTAATTGCGGCAGTTATATCTTTATCAAGTTGTTTGAGATCTGCTGATGCCATTAGAAGTTCTTATAAAGGTCTAAAACCCTCTTGATATGATCTGGAAAATCTACATTATCAGACATAGACGAAGTGCCTTTGTTAGACATACTTGCACCTTGCATAGTTCGTCTTTCTTTATATTCGTCTTTTAAGTAATAAGTTATAAGATCAGCAACCGCTAGTTGCAAATCTTTGGGAGTAGTCTCATACCCCGCTGTATATACAATCTTAACGGCACCAGGCCCTTGTGGCCAGTTCCTATAGTTAGCACCAGATGTAGTACGAATTACACTATCTGTATCAACATCTAAATAATATTCTGTATTAGCGGTAGTAAGGGTCTTATATGCACTAGAGTAGCCTTCTCGCTCTTGTACAGAAACAATGGTATTAACAGGGCTTTCAGTTAATTGGACTAGATAAGTATCCCAATTGACATTGAAAGTTTCTGTTTTATTCGCGGAGTAATAGTCTATAATACTATTACCACAATAGGTTTTTACTAATGGACTCACAGAATCTATAAGCGCATCTATACGTCCGTCCTCCTTCACGCTTTGTGAAAGATTTTTTAACGCTTTATATTCGTCTCTTGTTATTAAGTCTGCCATAAGTCAATTAGTAAAAACCTGGGGAGAGCCGAAGCCCTCCCCACGAGTTAATATTTAATACACCAAATTACGAAGCGGCGTATCTTACTGCAACTGCTGGCTCATCTGCGCCTGCGCCTGCAACTAGCTCTTCAAATCCTCTGGATTGTGAAGCTACAACTGCAGTACGTTGACCTGCTACTTCGTAGTCAGTCTCAATGTTTACAGACTTCAGTCGAGGCATCAAGTAGTTATGTACGTTAACTGCACAAGCTGCTGTGCTGTTAGCTGTACGAGCGATTTGATCACTCACAACTACAGGAGATCCATAGATAGATCCAACCTGACCAACTACCTTCATAGCGACATCACTACCAACTTCAGATATGTCTGAGAAAGCTGCGTCTGCGATAAGGTTGAAATACTCTTCAACATTAACAACGTATGCTACGTCATTAGGATTGACTCCGTATTTACCCATTTCAGAACGAGCTGCTAACAAGTTTGCACCAGTAAGTGCACCTGAACCGTTAAGAGCTAGAGGAGTTCCACCCCAAGTATCAGCTAGTTCAGTACCTGCGTAGTCAGTACCCGCTCCACCAACTAGACCTGCTTGATTAGCAGTACCCAGTAGAATAGAAGCATCGATAGCGCGAGCGTGAGCTCGTGCAAGTGCTGATAGAATCCAAGGAAGGACGTTAACAACGATTTGCTCATCAGTGTCATTGCTGATAAAAGTACCAGAAATTAGACGGTAAGCATTCAGTGTTACACGATTAACGTGAAAGTTATTATCGCTCGCACCTTTCTCTTCCAAGAGATTTGCAGTAGTTTCTAGACCAGTCGCATTCCAGTTAGCGTTTTCAGTATCCGGAATGATTGGTAGTACAGTAGCACCTGAATTGACTGCCATCTCTTTGAAAAGATTAGCAACCTTTTGCTCAAGTCGTACTTCTTCTTCGAAAGTAGAAGATACGCTTGCGTCCAGGCCGATACCAGTTGAGGCGTCATAGGTAACGCCTGCTTTTTGCATGATACCTTGAGCATAGTCGGTGTTCCAACCTTTACCAGTAATCTTTCCTAGAACTGACGCATAGAGAAACTCTTTGCCCCACTTAGAAATGTTACCGTCGCCACGGTTTGCAAAAACTCGCTTAGACTCTTGTAGACGGGAAATTTCTTCCTTCTTCTCTTCAAGATCTGATTTGTAAGTGTTAAGAACTTCTTCGATCTCAACATCTTTCGCTGCTAGTTTTGCCTCAACATCTTTGACAAGTCTCTCAGCTCCAGTTTCAACCCCTACTCTAATAGCAGTTTTAACTGTCTCTTCTTGCTTTACTTTTTCTGCAGTCTCTGCTTCAACCTTTTCGGCTTCAACCTTTTCTACAGCTTTTTGCTCGGCTTGCTTCATTGCTATATTAGTAGCAGTTTGTTCTGCTACCTGTTTAGCAAAAGCTTCCAAGTCGATTGCGGGAGTATTAGCTTCCGACATTTTGATCTCCTCTTGCACGGATTGCTCCGTCTTTACCGGTGTATTACTAGCTATGCTGGATGATCTCTCATCTTCTTTAGCCAGAGACTGACCGGCTAGATCTACACGATTTGTGAAAGTTTTCTTGAAATCTTCATACTCTGACTGAGAGTCGAAAGACTTCGCTAAAGAAAAGGTAGCTGCCTGATTGCAGGGCACGGAAACAACCGAGACCTCAAACAATTCAGCATCCTTTATCATAAGTCCGTCAGTTTCCTCGATATAATCAGCGTCCTTGACTCGGAAACCAACAGAAAATGCTCCAAGAACCCCATCCTTAACTAAGTCACACACACCGTTAGGGGCGGACTTACTAATTTTTGCTTCTAGTTCCAGACCATTGTCTGTAACTTTAATTGCTGTTGCACGACCGATTGGTTGGTCGTAGTTATGGTTAAAAAGAATAATAGGATTATTCTTGAAATTAGCCAAACCACCTTTACCCCAAGCGTCTGCCTTGATGCTGTCTCCAGCTCTATCGAAATCTGCAGTACTTGCCATGCCCCGTATTTTTACACTACCATCATCCTGCTCTTGGGACTTAAAGGTAGAAGTTAAATTAAAAATTTTATTCATTTATTACCTTATGCTGCTAGTCAAATTTAAAATTACTAGGCTTGTTAGGGATCTTTGATTTAGGAAAATCAGGCTTGTTTTTTACAGGACTCACTTTATCTTTCTTTTGTCCATTTGCAATATCTTTTTTAATGTCTGGGTACTCAGAATTTATGTACTTAAACAACATACTCCACCCACCCATAACTTTCTTTATATCTTTAATTGAATAAGGAATATCAGACTGCCTACTATACTCTACAGAAGATTCAAATACTTTCCCCTTCTTAATGTAATAGTCGGACAAAGTTGATAACATTTTTTTCTTTTGCATACTACTCATCGTTTGCTGCCCCTTCAGTAGGTACGGAAGCTTCTTCTTCCTGTGCTGGTCTACCGCCTTCGTCTGGATTTGATGCGCTTCCTGCTATGTTTGCTGGAACTCGCAACTCGTCATTACCTTCAATAGGGTCAAACCCTATCGCGTCTCTTGCTTCATTAGGTGTAATAATTCCACCATTTACTAGAGAAGCATAATATGCAGATTGATCTCTCAATTCTGGCTGTAACGCTGGAATGTTCGTTACATCTTCTTCTAGTTGAAATCCGAAAAATCTTTCATATGCAAAGTTTATCTTTCGTACTATAGGTAATATAGTCTCTAAGTAGTACAACCTCATATTAGGTCGTATATTTGCATTATTTCCTGAGTCTAAAAGTATTGGTGGCACTCCTAGAGATTTAAGTATGATTCTCTCATTCTCTGTTATGGAACTCTGAAAATCTAATTCTTTAAAGTTTACGTTTGAGATCGAATCTACTTCGAGACCACCATCCAGAATTAAAGGTCTTCGGCCGCCTGCGTCAGGTCGATACCTAGTACTCCAAGACTGAAGCATTCTTTCTTTAATCTTCTCAGATAAAGTATTAGGGCTTTTTAGTACCAAGCCAGGAACTGCCCCATTTTTGAAAAAGTTATCTTGAAACTTTCTCATACTTGTCATCAATTGCATTGTACGCAATGCAGGGCTTAGTCTAGGCACCCCTCGGTATATAGAAAAGAACGAATTCTCTTTAATATGAATAATTTCTGAAGGCTTATATACAATGTCTCTTTGAAACGTGTAACTTTCTATATAAGTGGATTCACTTGCATTAATCGTCATCTTGTCCGATGGAAGATGATATAAGTGAACGCCATCATAGTAGACAAAAATATTGCCATCTAGTATAAAATCTATAACCAAGTTTCGGCGGAATGTGTTTATGTCTTGAAACGGATTCGGCTCTTGGTTTATTAAAAGATCAACTTTCGCTCTTTTAATGTTTTTAACAATACTCCTACCTTTAATAGCAGTACCGACTTTTGTTCTGATCTCAGCCGTATCGTCAACTATCATATTGACGCCACGATTTACTATCTCTAATTCTTCGTAAGCTCTCTTGTATTGAGTAATAGGCTCACGGCTACTAGTAGTTTTATTTTCATAAAACTCCTGAGCGGGATTCAGTTTCTCTTCTACATCCCTTCCTAATAATCTATCATACCAAGCCATGTTTAGTTCTCTGTATTTCTACCCAGTTCTTCTGCTTCTTAGCGGTTGCCAGTGAAGGGTCTTTGCCGTATATAGAATGAAGCTTTAAATGGTGCGCATGGCATAGCGTAGTTGTATGTTCGTAGAGTTCTGCCGAGTGCTCTTGTATAAACTCATCCCTGAAGTCTAAAACATCTTCAGGCTTCTTTTTATGTGTTTTAACCCATTTATATAGTAAAGGACTCAGACTGTAAAAATGGTGAAAGTCTAAATTAGCCATTTCACCACAAATGTAACATTCAGTGCCTTTTTTATACTTTGATTTCGCTCTATCTCTGATATATTTTACCAGATCTCTTTTTAGCTCTATCATTACTTTATTACCAAATTATATCGAAGTTGAGGATTTAAGTCAAATACTTTTTTTGCCATGTGACCTCAGAACCCGCTAGATACAGTTTCGAAAGAATATATCCCATATCTCAAGGCATCTGCCATATGCGAAGCAAAATTATGTTTAGGCTTCTCTCGTACCAAATTAGGATTTGGATCCCACTGATACTGGTCTAGGCATCTCAAGGTATGTTCACATCTCTGGTCCACAATTAAATTACTGTTATCAATAATGGAAGCGATATGTCCAATTCCATCGGTCAAAGATTTTTTTGCGTTTATAGTTGATATGTCAAAATTTTGCGCGAAGTCGAAGCGAGTCTGTTGCGCCGCAGAGTCTATATAAATGTAGTCTATATCCCACTTCTTTATTAGCTTCTGTATCTCAGCAGCGTGCTTGTCAGTAGTGCGCTCGGCATCCAGGTATTCGTCAAAAACATAGAATTTTTCAGAATCCCAATCATAGCCTAATACGCAAAATGCAGTTGGGTCTCTATAGCCTACGTCCATCCCGGCTATCATATCCATCTTAGATGTATCCATGCTTCTTAAGTCTGCGGTACTAGTCTCTGCATTGAATTTCCAAATCTGACCTTCGTAAGTATTAAAGTCAGCTTCGTACTCTTGTCTAAATTCTGCATCGCTCATTGTATTTCTAGCTTCATCAATGTCTGATTGACTCATACGAGGATTATCATGGTATGTAGCTTTAATAGATGCCCATTCTGGAAATTGATCGTTATAGCCGCGATCATAGAATTCTGCGAACCAATTACTCTTACCACGAGGAGTAGACACGAAAATTGCTTTAGAGTTAGACTTATCTAGTGTAGGACGTAGTGCTACGTTGAAAGCATCGCGTCCGTCTCCAGATAGCGCCGCTTCGTCAAATATGATTAAGTCATAAGATCGACCAACCGTTGAGTCCACCTGGTTTATAGATCCCATACGAACTGTCGAGCCATTACTCAACTCAATAATTTTATCTT